GTTTGTGCCTCGCCAAGCATTTATTGGAAGCGTAACGTGAGTAATAGATTTGCATCCGGCAAGAATAGTATTGCCATGTGCGATAGGTGTGGTGCGCAGTTTAAATTAACTGCATTGCGCAAAGAAATTATTAAGACAAAGACGTACAATTTGCTAGTGTGTGGATCTTGTTGGGATCCAGACCAGCCACAGTTACAGTTGGGTATGTACCCAGTAGATGATCCGCAAGCAGTGCGTAATCCTCGTCATGACAGTACATACATAACAGCAGGCGTTAATAGTGCTGGCAACTTAACTGGTGGCTCTAGGGATATTCAGTGGGGCTGGGCACCGGTTGGCGGAGCAAGTCAGTTTGATGCGGCTCTAACCCCCAATTATTTGGTTGGGGTTACGAGTGTTGGTACAGTAACGGTTTCATAGGAGTCCATAATGGCTAAAGAAAACATGAAGATGGATATGGCGCAAGACAAGGCCATGATTAAAAAAGCGTTTAAACAACATGACGCTCAAGAACACAAAGGCGGAAAGGGCACAACCCTTAAGCTTAAAAAAGGTGGCCCTACCAGCGAAGACCGTATGCGTATGGGTCGTAATATGTCTCGTGCAGATAACCAGAAAACGGGGTAAATCATGGCCTACAGTATGAAACGAGATGGTAAAGAAGTTGGCCCAGCCAGCGTTTACGCAGCCCCACACACAATGGATGGCAAGTCCATGAAGATTTCTTCAAACCCCGGAAAAGATTCGGAGTTATCCAGTACAGCTAACATGCGCATGAGCGTTGGCATGTACAACAATGGCCCTGACAAGCCAACCAAAACCGACGGCATCAAAATCCGTGGTACTGGCGCAGCTACCAAAGGCGTGATGGCAAGAGGCCCAATGGCATGAACTATTCTGAGCTTTCGGCGGCGATACAGACATATACGGAAAATAACTTTCCGGCAATTACCCTTGCGGATTCGTCTACTGTATCGTCTACGACTCAGATTAACAGGTTTATCCAGCAGGCCGAGCAACGTATATACAACTCAGTTCAGTTTCCATCGTTGCGCAAGAACGTGACCGGAACGGTGACTGCCAGCAACAAGTACTTGTCTTGCCCAGATGACTTTTTAGCTCCTTACTCATTGGCAGTATTTCCGTATGGTGGCGGGGAGTACACTTTCCTGCTCAATAAAGATGTGAACTTTATGCGTGAGGCATACCCTAGCCCGACAAGTACAGGGACTCCGAAGTACTACGCTTTGTTTGGCCCAACCGTAACAGGCGTTACCATTTCAAACGAGTTAAGTTTTATCCTTGGCCCAACACCTGATACAGCGTACTCCGCAGAACTTCACTATTATTACTACCCTGAGTCAATTACCACTGCTACGACTACTTGGCTGGGCGACAACTTTGACAGCGTTTTGCTTTATGGCGCTTTGGTAGAAGCCTACACCTTTATGAAGGGCGAGCAAGATTTAATTGCGTTGTATGACGGCAAGTACAAAGAAGCCCTTGGATTAGCTAAACGCTTGGGTGACGGCATGGAGCGCCAAGACGCATACCGCAGCGGTCAATATAGACAGGCGGTTACATGAGCATAGTCCAAACACAGACTACCAGCTTCAAGAAGGAGTTGTATCAGGCTATCCACGACTTGTCCACAGACACGATTAAGGTTGCTCTGTACACCGCATTGGCTGACTTGAATGCAGATACCACGGTATATACCACGACCAATGAGGTTTCCGGTACAGGGTATACGGCTGGTGGACAGGTTATGACCGGAGTGGCTATTAGTTCATCGGGGTATACGGCCTATGCAAATTGGGCTAACGTAGTTTGGACAGCGGCTTTGACCGCCCGGTGCGCATTAATTTACAACGCATCCAAGGGCAACAAGTCTGTAGCAGTTTTGGACTTTGGGTCTGATAAAACATCGACTACTACGTTTACAATCACTATGCCAGCAAACACCTCAACAACTGCGCTTATCAGGAGTTCAAATTGATAGTTACTACCACCAAAGGCGATATGGACGATTCCATGCTTGAAAAGCAGGAAGGCACAGTCGATAATGAGAACGAACTTACCACATGGGTTGAGTATTGGCTTGATGGCGAACTTGTACATCGTTCTGCACATGTTACGCTAAAGAAAATGCCCAGCTTTGCAGGTGGCGATACCGCATCTTTTTAAGGAAATATCATGGCAAATACCCAATCAATGTGTACATCGTTCCTTGGTGAACTAATGCTGGGCCAACATCAGCTTGGCACTTCTACTATTGTCTCGCGTACCAGCTTGACCGCACCTACTACGGACACGGTAAAAGCCGCGCTGTACTTGGCCTCTGCCACAAAAGATGCTAGTACTACTGTTTACAACACAACTGGTGAAGTATCTGGTACTAATTACACTGCTGGCGGTGTAACGGTAACTAATGCAACGGCTCCAACTTCTACCAATGCGTCTTCTACGGCGGGTGTAGGGTATTGGACGCCCTCCGCAAGTATTGTGTACACAACCGTAACGCTAAGCACTTCGTTTGATTGCGTGTTGATTTACAACTCTACACAGAGCAATAAGGCCATCAGCGTTCATACCTTTACCGCGCAGACCATCACTGCTGGTACTCTGACCCTGACGATGCCTTCTAATACCACTACGACTGCTTTGTTGCGTTTGGCTACAACTTAATAGCGGAGGTCGGGATGAAGATCGACTTTGAGTTTGAAACTCCTTATGGTAAGTTTGCGGATGCGCTGCATTTGCCGGATGACCACACGTTAAGCGACGTTGAAATTCAAGCAATGAAACAACAACGTGTGGACAACTGGATTGCCGTAGTAACTGCTCCCTCCGTAGAAGAACTATCTCCTGCTGAAACTCCACAGGAGTAAGGCATGGCTAATCGTTATTGGGTGGGCGGTGCTGGGAATTGGTCTAGCACTACAAAATGGTCTACGTCATCGGGTGGGGCATCGGGCGCGTCTGTGCCTATTTCTACTGATGACGCAATCTTTGACGCTAACTCTGGTGGAAAATTTACAGCTACTGTTGATACCGCACAGTCCGTAAATTCAATTACGATTACACCCAGTGCGGTTGTTGGTGTTCAAGAAATTGCTTTGTCTGCCCGTCTTACTACCAATAACTTGACAACAACGGGAACGGCAGGCAATAACCGCATTTGGTTTCGTAGCACCACTTACGGAATTGATCAAGATTTTTCAATTAACGGTGCTGTTAGTATTTCAGATTGCGACTTCCGTGACATCTACGTCATTGGCACTGCCGCACCTATTTCCGGTACACGCATTGGCAACTTGCGTGGTTGTTCTGGTATTACGTTTAGCACAACTAAAACGGTGTATTGGAATTTAGCTGGAGCGCAAAACTGGAGTGCTACAGGTTGGGCAACCACATCAGCAGGGACACCTTCAACCGATAATTTCCCATTAGCGCAAGACACCGCGACATTCACTGACGCAGGTTCGGTGACAGGCACGATTACGATGAATTCCGCCATCCCCTACACGGGCACGGTAGATATGTCTGGTCGTACAAGCGCAATGACATTGGCTACAAGCGCATTCACTATTTATGGAGATTGGAAGAACGGTTCTGGTACAACGTTATCTGGAACAGCCGCTCTTACTTACTCAGGACGAAACACCCAAACCATTACCAGTGCGAGTAAGACATTTACACAACCATTAACCGTTGATTCTTATGGCGGCACGGTTCAGCTTGCTGATGCATTAAACATTGGCACAAACGCAATTACCGTTACAAATGGAACATTTGATACCAAAAACTTTAATGTAACTGCCCTAACTTTGTCGTTCAGTAACTCCAATGTTAGGGCTATTACTCTTGGGTCAAGTACAGTTGCATTAAGTGCTATAACACAAACTTTAACATCATCTATTACAAATTTAACATTTAATGCTGGAACATCACAAATAAACTTTAGCGGATCAGGAGTTACTCTTGGTAGTGCAAATGC